GCCAGAACTATCATTGCCGCTAGGTGAAATGAAAACTGTACTTCCAATGTAGTTTACTAAAAAATCATTTCCGGTTTCTTTAATACTGTAATCAGTACCATCATATTGTAGTGTAACTCCAAACTCTGATGGCAAGTTAATGTTGGGAAAACTATCAAGAGGTACTCCATAACTAGCATTTACTCGCCTTAAGCTGTAAGCAGCTTGGGTCTTTGCAACATCTGATGGTAGTGTATTCTCTATCTTACCATTTACCCAATCTTCTAATGCACCGCTATCTACTTGGCTTGCTGAAAAGTCTACTTCGTCATCTATAGCGGCTGTAGTATCTTCAGGTTCTCTACGGACTCTTACGACTTTTCCGTTCATTGCACCAATGTCTCGCAATGAGTAAGCTGCAGCAGAGCCACCAAATCTACGAGCTATACCTAGATCAGTGTATGCGCCTGCATAGCCATGCTTGGCATCCCAAGCACCGCCTAGATTACCTTTGAGAAAGTTCTCTCCGCCACCTAGTATTTCTGAAGACATTATTGAGTAAACTCTGTAGCATGGATGTGAGCATCAGTTGAGCCAGTCTTAATAAACTTAGCTGCTTGTGCTGCTTTCTTACTCCAAGTGTAGCTACGACCTGCATAAAGTCTGTGACCTAATGCATCTGTTGGGCTACCTGTGTAAGAAACAAACACATCTGCTGTTTGTACATCTAATACTATATATCTTGTTAGATCACTATATGTTGTTTGAAAAGAATCACCCGCTGCTCCTGTAGCATCGTTTACAGTTAATCTCTCCATTGTTGTTCCTTCAGTTGGAACTGGGTATAAGTTGACTACATTTGAATTTGCCATAATTTATTTTACTATACTTGTAAACACCTACCCTATCGAGTTGAGGTATTTACATATGTTGAAATTTTTCTCTTAGTTATTGTATTGTTTGTGTTAATATCTATCTTAAACAATTCTTTGTTCAGCATCTTCTCAGCAGTATCTGTAGCTATCATCGCCTTCTCTGTTTGTCCGTCCCCGGTATAGAAGTCCGACAATACTGAATAAAGGATGTAGTCAACAAATTCGTTAGGAACATTTGTGCTATCTTCATCAAAAGAAAAGGTCGTATCTTTTTTATAGGTTACATGAGCAGTGTCATCTGTGAACCTACTGTTTAATACATGAGCGCCATCTGAATCTACATAGAAGTCATACTCAGTAGTTGAGTCATTTAAGAATGCTTGCTTCCTGTGTATTCTTATAAACTGCCCAATGTTTCCTTTGCCTTCTCTTGATGTAAATGGAATAAGGTTTAGGTTTTCTACCTCTAATTGAATACTCCAAGTAATATCATCACTAGCTACATTAGTTTCTGTTGTAACATTTGATAATGCTACAAAAGCACCACCCGTTACTGCCCATACACCACTAGATTTGGTAGCAGTGCTACCTGATTTTATAGCCCATTTTGTGCTAGAGGACTCATAAAAAACATGAACATTAGTAAGAGTAAGTCCCTCATATACATTGAAGCCATTAGTATCTTTACCAAGTAATCTATAACTTTGGTGTAGCGCAGTTGCAGTCTCAGTTCCAGATATAGTTAACCCGCCTAACATTCTTTTCTCAGAAACTGTTATGTATCTGGGCCAAGCAGTTGATGTATCAAAAGCTCTTTGGCAAGCTCTGTTAAGTGAATGCTCAAAGAAAAAGCCATCCATTGCAGTAAGGGACTCTAGTCCCGCTACTGCTTGGAATGCTTTCCTAATGCTTACTAAACTAGAGTCACTAGGCATAATTCTTACTGAACATTATTGTTAAGAATAGTTTCTGTCTGATTAAGTGGTGTACCACCAGCTTGGAGGTTGTGTCTCCTAAACTGAGTTTGTGGTCTGTACTGTAATATATCGTGACGGAACTGACGGCTTTGATTTCTTACGATGTCAATTTCTTGACGAAGAATTAGCTCTGCATTTTGATCTTCTACTTGTGCTTTTTCGGTTTGCCCATCTCCACGAAGGAAATCTGCATAAGCTCCGAAAGCCATGTATTCAAAGAATCTAAATGGAACTGAGCTAGTGTCATTTGTTTCGTCTCCAAAGAATCCAGTAGATGAACCATTGCCATCAGCAATAACTGTTTCTACATCTTTTCTATAAGTAACAAAAACAGCTCCGGGAGCATCGTTAGTGAAAACATTTGTTGGTGATATAATCTGTACAGATGGTTTACCACCAGCATTCAACAAGGATACATAAGTAAATTCATCAGGATAACGAGTAGACTTAGGGTCAGTTGTATGTATTCTAAATACTACATCTGCATCATTAGCTAATACTTTGATATTAGTATGAGGTGCTGCTACATTAAATGTTTGAATTGTATTGCTAGTGCTTCCGTCCATTGTTACTGACTCTCCCACTACTGTGAAGTCGGGCCATGGATAGCGCTGATATGCTGTGCGGAATCGTCTGTTAATCGCTTGTCTGAAAAAGCTTGCATCAGTTGTTTCCAATGATTGAAGCCCTGCTATTGATTTAAACCTTTCTTGTAGGTTTAGGTAGGTTTCTGTTGGGTAATTTGCCATTGTTTATGCTTTGTTAGGTGATAGGTCTGAGTGCTTCTTATTGAAATACTGTAGAAATTCTTTGGATAAAACCACATCAGATCCATACTGTTTGACTAGACGAAAGTATTCTCTAGCTGGTATGGTTGCTACACACTTGCCGAGTGTAGGATGAGTTTTTCCTTTTAAGTCCTTAGCTTCTTTACGAGCTATGTCTGTACGATGACCTTCAGTCATCTTCTCTTCAAGAACAGCATTGTTAATAACATCTGCTAATGCATTACAATACTCTTTCTCGTCAATTGGTTTGTCTTTAAAATGTAGTATTTCCATAAGAAAAAAAAGGGTGGCAGATACTCTGCCCTACCACCCTATTGAATTAAGTGTTAACCTACTAGGGCTGAACCAGCGGTTGGATAGTAAGCTACTAAGAGTTTGAATTTACCCCTTGTTGCATTACCGAATCCATTACCTGTACCATTAGATGATACAACTAATGAAGAAACTACTTCAGATGTAGAAGTTGCACCATTTAATGATGCTCCTGTGTTTACATACTCAAGGTTGTTGGTGTCCCCTGTGAAACAATTTGCTATTGCTACGAATGCATCAACATCAGAGTCTCCTACTGATATTGCTGCATCAGAGATAGCTGAACCAGTAGATACTGATGCTGTTACTAACTCTCTGATTTCTAAACTTGCTTTAGCGATAACCCCAGCAAGTGCGCCCCCTGATGGGAACTGAACTGCTGTTGATTGAGCGCCTGTTGAAGCTGATAGTTCGCTTGCATCAAACTCTACTTCGTGAGTATAGCCTTGTGCAAGTGTTTCTAGGTTTCCGATTTTTTTTAATACTAATGCCATGTTATTATTCCTTTATTTAATTGTTAAACGATTTTACCATGAGCTGCCGGAGCATAAACACCAAGTGTCAATGCACAGTCAACGAAACCTCTTTCTCCACCACCCATGTTAGGTAAGCGAGAAGAACCCATTGGAATTAACTCGTGAATACCATAGTAGTCAGGGTTAATCATGTAACCACGATCGTGATTAGTAGAAGCGCCAGTAACTGTCTCTGGGTTAGTTTCAGGGTTCATGTTGACAATAGAAACAATCCCAAAATCTGATTGATAGATTTCAACAGATAGTTTGATAGTTGAGTTATTGCCATCATAGTTTACTGAACGAACACCGGGAGCATTACCTGCTGCACCAGCTGCATTACCATCTAAACCAAAGCGAGCGAAGTCAGCAATTTGTTTGCGAAGACTTGTATCAGCGATAAGTGTTAGATTGTTAGCTTCACCATTTGCACGATAGATTGAGCGAACGATTGTGTTGAACTCAGTCTCTGTAATGCCAGATCCTTGATCTGAGATAGAAGCATTTGGAGCTAAGTATTCAGTAGGAATGTTAGTTGGTACACCTGCACCACCTACATTACCAGCTGATTCGATATACTGACCTAAGCCTCTCATTTTATAAGGAACTGCACCTGTTTCGGCTTGTTGCTCATTGTCTGATAAGATTGTTGCTTCAACATCTCTCTTTAGCTCACGAATAGCTTTAGCTTCTGCTTGAGCTACTTTAGCTGGGCCAACTGAGTCAACTGCTTCTTGTAAATCAGAAACTAAGAAGTCTCTGCGGAACTTTTGAATATAGTTACCAAGTCTTGCACGATTTGCGAATTGATCTGTGAATGATGTAACATCAGCACCCTCTTTAACACCAGCGGTGGTAGGAGATGCTAATCCGTCTACTGTCCACTCAACAAATGTAGAAGTTGCCTTCTGTTTGTTGGCGGATGAAAGAGCTGGAGTTTCTTCTGGCGCAAGGATAGTTAAGACATCTGTCAAATCCTCCCGGTTAGAAACAGCAGACCCTTGCCCTGTAGTTGCACTAGGTGCATTAGGGTTGAATGTATCTGAAATTGCCATTTTTTAATTGGGTTTTATTATTTGTTTTTTAATTGATTTGCACGAAAGTTGATGTAATCGTCTTTGTTACCTGTTGACTTGAATCTATTGGATAGGTCAGTTAGAAGTTTTTTATTCTTTCCAGTACGGGATACCTTGGGTGCTGATGAAGCACTTGTCTTCGGTGGGTTTAATTTCACACCAGAAGGAGAATCTTCTACAAGTTTTCTTCCATAGATACTGTTGGCTGCATGAGCCATAATGTATGGTAGTTGGGCAGAGATATCCGGGTCAACAGTTTCCTGTAATGATTGGAATCTCTTGTCATCTAACATAGCTTCGTATCTTTTTCTTGTATCGTTATCTTCACCGCTCAACCAAGGCAATTCATCAACTGCTTGTCTACGGAAACTTTCGGCAGCTTGTTTGCTTTGCTCTACTAACTGAATGCTATTAAGCTGATCTGGTAAGAAGGTGTCACGAGACTTTCTCGCTTGTAATAAACTTTTGCGAACTTGCGCTTTAGTTATTTCTTTTCCCTCTACTTCTGTTACAACATCGTCTGCTGAGTATCCATCTGACTCAAATAAAATATCTTCAGCCCATTCAATGATATCTCCAACTTCGCTAGACTTCTTTTGAAGGTCTTCTAGTTTTGTAATATCAGAGTATGGATTATCTTTTATTTCTTTTGGTTTAGATAATACACTCTCATTATTTAACTTTGATTGTAACTCAGCCAATTTTTCTTCAGCAGCTTTGCGCTTGGCGGTTAATTCACCATACCTAGCAACAGCCTTGCTTCCTAATTGTTCTGATAACTCTCTGAGTTCTCCCTCGGACATTTCATCCAAGCTGTACTTTGAAAGAACATCTGGAGATTCCGTTTCTGCAATTTCACTTTCCGGTTGAGCTTGTGCTTCCTCTTCCGTTGGTTCGACTGTTTCCACTTCCTCTTCAGCTAACTTTTGGACTTCTTCTTGAGGTTGTTCTTCAACTTGCTCGTTCTGTTGTCCTAACCTTAGACCTGCGAAGTCATTGGTTGATATATTGTCCACAGTATTTTTTGCTGACTCTGCGATGTCAGGTACGATTTCATCTGTCATAATTTTTCCACTTTCTTTGCGCCAAAGCGATTGCGAATAAATTTATTATAACATACTAGCCAAACC